TATGGACATCCAGCTTATCAAGTCCACTATTACTCGTCAGTCTCTCGATAATCTCTACCTAACGAATAACAATCGGGTTGGCGCTGTAGATGGTCAGGTGAACTTGGATGACCTGCTTAACGCTACTCCCGGTGGCATTGTCCGTCTGAAGAATCCTAACGCTCTGGTTCCGCTTCAGGTTCAGTCTACCTTTGGTCAGGCTATGCCAATGCTGGAATACATGGATGCGGTACAGGCCAAGCGTACTGGTGTTAGTGACGCGCAACAAGGTCTTGATCCAGATATTCTGTCTAACGTAACAGCGGCTGCTGTAGCTGCAATGATGAAGTCTAACTCTGGCAAGCTGGAGTTGATTGCCCGTATCTTTGCTGAGACAGGCGTTAAGAGTCTGTTTAGAGGCATTCTGCATCTGTTGGGCAAGTATCAGGATAAGCCGAAGATTGTCCGTATGCGTGGCAAGTACGTGCAGTTTGATCCTCGTACATGGGCTAATGAGTACGATGTATCCGTTAATGTTGGTCTTGGTTCAGGTGACCGGGATCAGAAGCTCACGATGCTTCAGATGGTTCTTGCCAAGCAGGAGCAGATTATCCAGCAATATGGCCCATCTAATCCGCTTGTTTCTGTTGGTCAATACCGTAACACATTAGCAAAGTTCATTGAGGCTGCTGGTTTCAAGGATGCTAATGCTTTCATGAACGAGATTACGCCTGAGATGGATGCTCAGTTGTCGCAACCACAGCCACCAGCACCAGATGCACAGGCAGAAGTGGCGCAGTTGTTGGCGCAGGTAGAGCGTGAGAAGACACAGGCTAAGGCGCAGATTGATGCTGCTAAGTTGGATCTTGAGCGTCAGAACCTAGAGGCTGAATATACTCGTAAGGGTATAGAGATGCAGATGAAGAACCAGAAGGATCAGGCTGACATTCGCATTAAAGAGGCGCAGTTAGCAGTCCAGCAATTACAAGCAATCTTGGCAATGGATCTGGCTGATGAAGATAGCCGTAACAAACAGGCTGAGATTGTCTTGAAGGCGATTAAAGAACTAGGGAGTCTGACTGGTGGATAAGGCACAGTGGGCGCTTAACCTACTTAGAGAGCCAATGTTCCAAGAGGTTATGGAAGATCTTAGAGGAACTGAGCTTAATAAAATCGTAAGTAGTAACTATGGGGAGATAGAGATCCGTGAAGAAGCTTACGCACGTATTAGAGTACTGGAATCAATTGAAGCTCACATTGAAAGCATGGCTGCTCAAAAGATGATAGACGAAAAAAGGATTAAGATTTTGTAACCCGAATCGGGCGGTTCCCGATATAATTTAGGAAACAACATACATGAGCGATACTCCAAACACGACTCCTGAGGGAAGTGGAGAGTTGACGGTAGAAGGTGCAGCTAACGCTTTCTTGAGCATGATGAATCGAGAAGATGGCTCCGAACAGGAACAACCAAAATCCGCTTCAGAAGCTAACGAAAGCGAGGCCGAATCTGACGAGTCTTATGAGTCAGAGGTAGAACAAGAAGATGACGATGGTGAGCAAGAGGAACCTCAGAAGTATCGTGTCAAAGCCGCTGGCGAAGACAAAGAGGTAACCCTTGATGAGCTTATCAAGTCTTATCAACTTGGCACTGATTACACCAAGAAATCGCAAGCCGTAGCTGAGGAACGCAAGGCGGTTGAGGCCGAACGTCATGCAGTTCAAGAAGCCAAGGCATTGCGCGATCAATACGCGCAGCAGTTGGGGATCATCGAGCAGATGTTGAACCAGCCGCAACAAGCAGAGGATTTAGATTACCTGAAAGAGACTGATCCTATCGGTTATGCCGTAAAGGTCGCAGAATTGTCTCAGAAGGAAAAGCAGTTAGCACAGGTTCGCGCTCAACGAGAGATGATCTCTCAGCAGCAAGAATATGACAGGCAGCAACAGATGAAGCAAATGATAGCCGCTGAATCTGAGAAGCTAGTTGCTGTGTTACCTGAGTTTGCTGATCCGTCTAAGGGCGAAGTAATCCGCAAGGACATTCGCACATACGGTAAGCAGATGGGATTCTCTGATGAAGAACTGGCTAACGTATTTGATTCACGAGCCGTTCTGACGTTATACAAGGCGATGCAGTACGACAAGTTACAGTCTGCAAAGCCGGGGATTACTAAGAAGGTTGCAGAAGCTCCGAAGGCTATCAAGCCGGGAGTATCTAAGCCGAAAGATAGTAATTCTGAGGAAATTAGGAAACTAAAGTCACGGGCTAAATCCACTGGTAGTGTTAGGGATGCAGCTAATGTGTTTGAACGCTTTTTATAAAGGATTGAATCATGGCAATTTATAACGCCTACGACGCAATCGGTCAGCGCGAAGATTTGACCGACGTAATCTATGACATCTCGCCTACTGAGACTCCATTCATGAGCTCGATTGGCAAGACCAAAGCTACGGCTGTTTACCACGAGTGGCAGACCGACAGCCTTGCAGCCGCTACTACCAATAACGCTGCTGTTGAAGGTGCTGATGCTTCGGACGCAACTCTGTCACCTACTACCCGTCTTGGTAACTACACCCAGATCCTGCAAAAGACTATCAAAGTCTCTGGCACTCTGGATGCAGTGAACAAAGCTGGTCGTAAGTCGGAAAAGGCTTACCAGTTGGCTAAGGCTTCGCAAGAGCTGAAGCGCGATCTGGAAACCATCCTGCTGTCGAATCAAGGTCGTTCGGCTGGTTCGAGCAACTCGTCTGCTCGTAAGATGGGTTCGCTGTTGTCTTGGATCAAGACCAACTCGTCTGTTCAGACTAACGGTGGCGATCCTACGACTATCGGTGTGTCGACTCGTACTGACGGTAATACCCGTACCTTTACCGAAGCCCTGCTGAAAGAAGTTGTGGCTGAAGTGTTTACTTCGGGTGGTTCGCCTAAGGTTCTGATGGTTGGCCCATCTGGTAAGCAGAAGGTTTCTAGCTTCACTGGTATCGGCGAGACTCGTTTCAACGTTACAGGTGCTAAACCGTCAACAATTATCGGGGCCGCTGACATCTATGTAAGCGATTTCGGGAATATGGCGGTCGTTCCGAATAGATTTATGCGTACCCGCGATGCTCTGATCCTTGATCCTGAGTACGCTGCTCTGGCTTATCTGCGTCCTTTCCAGACAAACGAGCTTGCAAAAGCTGGTGACTCTGACAAGACTCAGGTTCTGGTCGAAGTTACGCTGGAAGTTAAGAACGAAGCCGCACACGGTATCGTTGCTGACTTGAATATGTCGCTGTAATGAGATAGCCCCTGACCTTAGGGTTGGGGGCTTTTCTATGAGGATTTATGGACTATAGACAACAAGTTGTTCATGCGGACGGTGATGGCGGTATTGTCATCGAGACTAAACAGGATGTTACTGAGATACTTGAGAGTAACAAGCAACTTCTGGAGGCAGACAAGCAAAGAACCGGAAATCTTAATGAATTGCACCATGTAGCTCGTATTCCTTTTACGGTCATTGATGACTTGAATAAGAAGGGAATAATGAAGGGCTTTGCAATAGTAGATGATGCGGCTTTTGCTAGTTGGCTTAATAGTTCCGATAATGCACAATGGAAAGTCTATAGGGGGACAGTATGATCGTAGGTGCTTGCGTACCAGCTAGGGATGAAGTTCACACATCGTTTGCTTTTGATTTCGCCAAGATGGTTGGCAGGGATTCAAGGCATAGATGCTCTAAAGAAGGTAATGGTCTAAAGCTCTATACGATGGCAGGAACGCTGATATTCGATCAGAGAGAGAAGCTAGTAGATGCTGCTCTGGCTGAAGGATGTGATGCGATTCTGTTTATTGACTCTGATATGCGGTTTCCGTCTGACACTATTGATATTTTGTTAAGCCGTGATGTACCGATTGTTGGAGTTAATGCAGTAACAAGACGTAAGCCGACACTACCGACTGCGTTGAATCTACAGATCGAGAAGGATGAGAATGGCAAGATTACTCGTCATGCTTGGCATAAGATAGATTCGATGGATAAAGAGGGCATAGAGCCTGTTACAGCGGTTGGTTTTGGTGTTGTGATGATCCGTAAGGAAGTCTTTGAGAAGGTTCCTAAGCCTTGGTTTGATGTGGGTTGGGGATCTAAGGGCATCATTGGCGAGGATGTACATTTCTGCATCAAAGCCTTGGATGCTGGCATTCAGACTTACGTAGATCATAGTTTATCTAAGCATATTGGTCACATTGGTACGTATGAGTATCGATGGGATGATGTAGAGGAAGGCGCTATAGAGGCGCACAATAACGGGAAATAGACATGGCATTTACGAGCTACAGTGACCTAAAGACTACGATAGCGAACTACCTAGCTCGTAGTGATCTGACTTCAGTTATCCCTGACTTTATCCGGTTGGCTGAGGAGCGTTTACGTCGTGATCTGAGAACCCGGCAGATGTTGGTCGTTGCTACGGCTGACACAACTGCTGGTGACTCTACGGTAGGTCTGCCTACAGACTTCCTAGAGATGCGTGACATTCACCTAAACACTAATCCTATTGCTTCTTTGGCTTACGAGGCTCCTAACGCTTTCTACGCTAACACTAGAGCTACTGAATCTGGTCTGCCTAGAACCTATACGGTATTGGCTTCAGAGCTGCAATTCTCACCTATCCCTGATGCTGTTTATACGGCTCAGATGTTGTATTACGCCAAGCCTACGCTATTGAGTGATAGCAATACTAGCAATGTATTCTTGGCTAACTTCCCTGATGCTCTGCTTTATGCTGCTTTGGGTGAGGCTGAACCGTATCTAATGAATGATGCTAGGTTGCAGGTCTGGGCATCGTTGTATGACCGTTCTATAGCGTCTATTTCTACTGCTGACCAGTCTAGTGAGTACAGCGGTCAACCTATGTCTATGTCTTATAACGTGAGGTAAATTAGTGAAGCGTTGCTCAAAATGCAATGTTGATAAGCCGCTTGATGTATTTTCCAAGTGTGCTGCAAATAAAGACGGGTTACATCGTTGGTGCAAAGAATGTTCTAAAGCGGCTAAAAAAGAATGGTATGAGAAAAACGCTGAGGCAGAAAAAGCTAAAGCAACCCAGTATCACTATGAAAATTATGAAAAAAATAAAGAACGCATAATAAGGACTGTATCGAAGTGGCAAAAGACAAATAGAGAAAAATATCGAAAGATTGCTAAAAAGTGTTACGAAAAGACAAAACATAAGAAGTTTGCATGGCAAGCACTAGCTAGGGCAGCAAAAAGAAATGCCGTACCAAAATGGATAGATGACCAGTTAAAGAAAGAAATACAAAAGTTTTATATTGATGCTAGATTAAAAACTAAGGAAACTGGCACTAAATATGAAGTAGATCACATAGTTCCTTTAATGGGTGAAAACGTATGTGGTTTGCACGTTCCTTGGAACTTAAGAGTTATAACCCAGTTTGAAAACCGTAGTAAACAAAATAAATTTAAGGAGTAATCATGGCAGAGATGTCAAATTACCTAGAAACAGCTTTAATTAACGGTACTTTACGTGGCACGACTTACACTGCCCCGACTACTGTTTATGTTGGTCTTTATACATCTGATCCTACTGATGCGGATACTGGCACAGAAGTTACTGGTGGCTCTTATGCTCGTCAGGCTGTGACTTTTGGCGCTCCTAGTGATGGCGTTAGCACCAACACGGCTGCAATCGAGTTTCCACAGGCTACAGGAACATGGGGAACTGTTGGTTGGATCGGTATTGAGGACGCATCAACTGGTGGTAACTTGCTGTATCACACAGCCCTAGACGCATCCAAGACGATCGCAACTGGCGATATTTTTAAGATT